TGTATTCTTTTGTATCCAAAAAAGATTAAAAAATATTTCTATACCTATGCGGAATCGGTTAGATAGACTCGTCTGATGATATAAGTATAGGTATAGATTATAACTAATGTGAAATTTAACTCAACTGGAAAAGTCAGCTGAAAGTAAGTTTACACCAATATTTGAAAAGTGAGAATGATACGATGCCAATTTATAATTTTAAATGTGTTGAATGTGACCATGAATTTGAGCATTCGTGCAAAATTTCTGAACGCGAAGAATTCATAACGAATGGTTCGGGCCCAGAATGCAACCCCACAAAAAACTGCAATCTAAAACAAATCTTGTCTAAGGTAAACTTCGGCACGGATCCTTTGGGTCATTCAAGAGTTCCTATAGAATTTAAAGAAAAAGTTTTGGATAGATTACCGGATGTCGGCCGGCAGGGAAAACGTGAAAGTAGATTAAATTTTGAAAAGTAAACTTGCAATGACTTTTCCCCCAACTAATTAGGAGTCTCTAAGTGGGAAAAAAGTCTGTAAGAAAATCTAAGAATAATACTAATACAAGACTAATAGGAATTGACAACAGAAACAAAACTCTAAAAGAAATATTACCAATGACGCCAACGCAATCGGAAGTATTCGATGCGTTTGCGGATGGAGACCACTTATTTCTGCATGGCGTTGCTGGTACAGGAAAGACATTTATATCACTATATCTTGCATTAGAAGAAATAATGCATCCAGACTCTACTTTTAGAGAAGTACAAATAATTAGGAGCGTAGTCCCGACAAGGGATGTGGGATTTCTGCCTGGCTCAGAAAAACAGAAAATAGAAGTTTTTGAAGCACCATATAAAACCATTGTAAACGAATTATTCAATAGTGGTACTGCATACGAAACTTTAAGAAAAACCAATCTCATAAATTTTAATTCGACATCATTCATAAGAGGTAGAACTTTTTATGATAGTATTATTATTGTTGATGAATGCCAGAATATGAATTTTCACGAATTAGATTCTGTTATTACACGATTGGGTGATAACTGTCTACTATTATTCTGCGGTGACTTTAGACAATCGGACTTTAAGGCCAACGATGAGAAAAACGGTATCAAGAATTTTATGAAAATTATTAAGAATATGAAACAATTTTCATTCATAGAATTTACAGAATCAGACATTGTGAGAAGTGCTCTTGTAAAGTCTTATATCATTAACAAGTTGGAATTAGGAATCGTATAAAATATATTGACATATTGACATTCATGTGGTATAATGATTCTATCAAATTGGAGTTATTATGTTTAATCACATGGATGTCGATTTACCGACACACACGCTAAGTAGAATTACTGAAAACAATAAACGATTTTATCTTACACCAGATGGTGGCAAGTATCCGTCCATAACAACAGTTTTGGGTTGGTTCTCCGCAAAGGGAATTATGGAATGGCGAAAACGTGTGGGCGCCGCAGAGGCGAATAAGATAACCACTCAAGCATCTAGAAGTGGGACCAGTGTTCACCAGATGGCGGAAGACCACCTAAATAATATTGAATGGAAAAATGAAAAGACTATGCCTTATGACATAGAATCTTTTTTGAAGATCAAACCGACTCTTGATGATCGTGTAAACAATATCTATGCTCAAGAGAAACCGTTATATTCAGATCACTTGGGATTGGCTGGTACAGTCGATGTTGTTGGAGAGTTTGATGGAAAATTATCTATCATTGACTTTAAGACTTCTCGCCAAAGCATGATTGGTGATAAATATGGCAAGTTGGAAAAATATTTTCGCCAGGCAGCAGGATATGCAGTTATGTTTGAAGAGCGGTATAAATTTCCTATAAATAGTCTTGTAATTATTGCCGCAGTGGCGGGTAAGTCCGAACCAGAAGTGTTTACCTCGAAAAGAGATACGCATATTGTCGGGCTTATTGATATGGTGAAAGAGTATAAACAACATCATAATCAACTATAGGAAAAACCGATGAGGACTGAAAAATTTGTAACAGACAATATAAAGATAGGAATTTCTGATTATCTTGCAATGAGCATAGAAAGAGGACAAGTATTTTTTCATAATTTAAAAGTACACGACAATCTACAAGATTGGATGGAATCTTCTGATAATGATGTTCCTGTTCACGGTGGACATGTCGAAAACTATATAGTACCGGCCGGAAATGCAATCGAATTTAATTTGACTAATTTAGATCCAAGCGGAGATTTTTTAGTAGAAATTTTAAATAGTGGTTCGCCTAAAAATTATCCAGATTTTTTAATGGAAAATTTTTCGGGTCAGTTTCCATTTCAAAACAAAACATTAGATGATATGTTGGTTACTTTAAAAATTACTCCGATCGATGGAAAATCAACATCTAGTAGCACATATAATGTTAAGGTCAGCGCTCTCAACATTTGGCCAAACTTTAAAAAATCTTGCAATTTTCACTCACTGCCCACTATAACGGTAGTCGGCGCATATCCAATATCCAAAAAACTAGGCCCTGTTGCAGCGTGGGATATTTTTCGTCACACTAATGTTAGATTGGATATTTCTGCTGGTTTTGCCGGTGGAAAAACTAAATTACATAAAAAAATAATCTATAATGTTGATGACAAAATGTTGCATATTTTTCCGAAGCATTTTAATACGTCACCAATTGATGCAGTAGATATTACACTAACATTAACGATACAAGACCCAGATGGAATTTTTTCTATAGTGTCAAAAAGACCCATCTCAGAAGATCCGCTGGATAATTATGGTGATTATTTAGAATTGTATAAACCTATTATTGAAACCCTTGTAAGTGATGAAAATGAATATTATGAATTGCAAAGTGAATATAGTAGACATGTTAATGACTCAATTCATCTTGACAATAGTGTTGAAAACATATACTTGGATAAATCATCTTTTAATAGAAAACACGGAAATGGTCAATCAATATCCACACTGCAAGGAACAACGAATTATGTACTTCAAGGCAACGGCCGATCGTATATGGCCGCCAGCGTATCGGGCCCGGTCGTAATTCCCGCTGATGGATATTAAGAACATACACACACACATTACACTATCAACTTAAAAAAGAGAAAGGAGTTATAATGGAACTTATTACTAAAGTTAAATCATGGGCCGCCGCACTCGCAGAGGTCGGCGTCAGTCTAATTGGATTAGGAATTGTCCTTGAAATTCTGTTCGGTGGAATGAATATTCCATTCTGGCCAAACGTAAACGTCACCCAAAACATTCTGGGACTACTGAGTAATTTCAGTGATCAGGGATTGGTTGGACTTGTCGCGCTTGCGGTACTTTGGACTATCTGGAATAGAAAATGATTTCTACAGTAAGTGATTGGGTAAAGAGTAAATTAAAAGAACGTCACCACAACGGCATTCTTTTAATTGTGTTGGGTGTATTGATTTTAATCGGTACTCCCTTTGTAAAACTTGGTGCATGGATCGCTATTGGATGGGGTGCATGGACAATCTGGTCTAAAGACTGAAAAAGTCTTGACAAAACTTGCGCTATAGCGTATAATAGAAATATATACGCTATAGCGTTATTTAAGAAGTGAATAAGGAATGAATATGTTAAAATTAAAAAGTTCGAAAGAATTTTGCGATGAAATTGAACGAAATGTTAGAGATATGGGTATGAGCTATATTGAAACGATAACAGACTATTGCGAACACAATACTTTAGAGGTTGAAAATATAGCTCCACTATTGAGTTCATTCATCAAAGAAAAAATCAAATATGAGGCGGAGGGTTTAAACTTAGTACGAAAGTCAACGGAAAAGTTGCCCCTATGATTCATATGTCCAGTAAAAAAATTGACGATTTCGAAGCATACAGAATATTTCTTGCAATGAAATCACATTTTAATAATGATTATGATTATGTCAAATACAACGGAAAGATATCGGCCAAACTGGAGTCGTATTCAAAAAGAAAAGACAAATATACTTTCGTTCAGTTATCAAAGAAATTTGGTAAAAAAGAATTGGAAGAATTTTTTCTTTCGTTGTTTTTAAATGTTACTGATAAAGGAAATCTTTCTATCTCTGGAACTGATAATATGTGGACAGGTAATTTGCTCGATCAAGAATCGGCCGACACATATAAAAATTGGAAAAAGAGATTGCAGAGTTTGCAATATAATTTTATCAATGATTGCG